GTGAATGGTATCGCCAGAGCCAGAACCTAAATAGGTATTAGTCGCATAAAGGTAAGTGTTACCCACCTCTGCCCTTATGTAAAAGTCACCGCCGGTGAAAGCTGTGCGACCATTAGCGTCACTGTAGAAATAACCATCGTTTCCGTCACCTGGATAAAACCTAGGTGCATATACGTATCTATTCGTGTCAATGACACTTGTACCAGCCACTCGATAGCCATTAAGTGCATCTACTTCGCCAGCGTTAGCAGTCGCCGCCGCATAAGATGTTCCGGCGTAGACGGAACGTGCTAAGACATTTTGCGCCGAACCACCATTTAGGAATTGGAAATTTCCAGAATGGCTAAAGCTACCGCCAGTGAGACTAGTAGTCTGGCCATCAAAAGCGTCAGTGATGCCATAGCCAGCGATGGTTGTTGGCTTGCCTGTTACATCTGCAAATGCTGTGCTGGAAGCTACGTCACCAAAACTAAAGTTTCCGGCTCCGTCTGTCTTCAGAGCCTGACCATTTGTTCCGTCTGAAATACTAAGATCAGTTAGGCTTGAGACAGCGGTTGCACTCGCAGCTATGCCATTGAGCTTAGTATGATCTGCATCAGTGAACACATTGCTGTCTGTCGCGCTTTCGACCAGTGTGCGTATTTCTGCGGCTGTTTGGTCTGCTGTGGCTGATGCTTCAATGCCATCCAGCTTTGAGCCATCTGTTGCAACATCTCGGCCATCGACTGTTCCAGTAACGGTAATATTCCCTGTAACACCCAGATTACCGCTCATTGTATCGCCGGAATCAGCTACAAATGAGTTTAGACCGGCGGCAGTCAAACGGTTCTCAGCTTTATCACCAGCACTAAAAGCACGAGCCGTTGTGCCTTCTTGAGCGCGCGTGACCGTAAGAGTGTTTGAACTTACGGCTGAGACGGAAACAATTTCTATGTTTCCGCTCGGGTCTTCAAGCGTCATAAAAAACGTGTCGCCACCACTTAATGACGGATAAACGGAGCCGTCGTTTACCGTGATACTGGTAGCCGAATTTGTTATGTCAGACGCTAGTGTGGTCTTACCGTTATTTGAAAACTTTACAGCCATCTCAATTACCTCGAATTAGCGTTACTAATATTTATGAAACAGTAACGGTCCAGGTAATAGTCATTGCGTCAGATGCGCCTTTGTTTACTACGGAAAAAACCGTTCGACATAACATCGTGCCACTAGACGAAGCATTAAAAAGAGCAGCTTCAGTTATAGCACCAGTCGCATCACCAGCAGCATATGAACAAACATAAGCGATTTCATTGGCAGTCACTGTTGTGCTTGTCAAAGCGTTCCGATCAATTTCGCTGCCCAAGGCAGTATCGCTCGCTGCAGCAGCAGTGCTTCCAGTACCAACCGCCATGTGCGACATGGCAGTAGCAGTAGTGTCTTTCATGCGGCTGGCTACATAACCTTTACCAGCAGTAACGACTAGGTTATCGATTTCCTGCACGACTTCGTCGTTAACAGCAATCGAAACTCGTCCCTTCATTATAAAATCATCATTCAACATTTTTCGGCTCCTATGCGTTTAGGGTAAACCCGTTAATCGGGCTCGTGTTAAGTATCGAGCTCGCACCCGATACGAGGTTAATGGAAATACTCTCACCAACAGACGCGCTATCAGAAAGCGTATAGTCCAAGCTGATTGCTAACAATTCCGTTGGTCCGAAACTGTCAGACAAACCCTTAGATAAAGACATAGCATGGTCTTCTTCAATCGAAAAGATATTTGTCTTATTGCCGTTGACCTCTTTTGAAACGGCAGCAACATCAGTAAAGTCGTCAAGTGTAAAGCTGTCCGAAAAGGACCGGCTGAACGTTGTAACCCTTGAAAATGATTCACTTACAGAAAAAGAATCTGCACGAGGTAACGTTATGTTAAGAGCGGCCTGCTCACCAATCAGTGCTGTATCCGATAAACCCTTATCTAAACTGTATATTTTATTTTCGGATATAGTGATTAAATCGCTAGGCAGTAGGTCAACCGCTAACGATATCGTTTCGCTAATAGTCGCGGCGTCGGTAAAGTCCCTAACAATTGTAATAAGTAAAAATATTGACTCAGTTATACCTACGGTATCAGACGGGTTTTTATTAAACACAAATGCGGGGTCGGTATCCCCAATAGAAAAACTATCGGATACTGGGCGTTCAAAAAGTATAGACGCAACCTCGCTAAGCGTGGCTTCCGTCCCAGAACGGAAATAACGATTCAAAGTATCAGGGTCGATTTCGACTATCATTTGACCGTCGAGACTTTGAGACACAATCTTTACGTCAACGCGCTCAAGCAAAGCGCGTAGCTCACTCGCAGAAACTGTGTATTTGACAGCCATTAGTCGAAATCACCGCGAACGTTGAACTTAATCAGGTCGTAGATTGTTTGAATACCGCCAGTACTAAATGTAATTTCTACTTCACCCTCGAAAACGCCTGGTGTTGTAAACGTTGCAGGGAAGTCGGTTGCAGCCTGGCCGTTTGCAGCATCTGTTACCGACATAGTTAGAGTTTTGGTTATCGTTTCTGATCCAACTTCGCGGATACGCATCTTTACGCCTGCGCCTGTTAGATTGATTGGAGCCCACGTCGTGTTGTCGTTTTCGTCCAATACCTTGCCGGATGCGGCAGTATTACTGTCTTTAAGATTAACCGTTACCTCTGGTAACGAGTCTCCGGTTACAAACTTTACAGTTTCGGTATAAGCCATAACTAACCTTTCAATTTACCAATAGACTTGAGGCCGAAGCTCGCGCCTATAGATGCCAAAATGCCCCATTGAATCCACTCGGGAGCGGTACGAAGGAAATCAAAACCTTGCTGCATGTACGGCTGTGCCGCAGGAATGAAGCTCCCGCATATGATCGCGATAAAGCAAATTGTCCAGGCCTCGTCTTTCCACGAATCCGCCGAAGCGTCCATAGCTTTCTCTTCCCAGCCGCCGTCTTGCTCCAACTTCTTAATCTTCGCGTTAACTTTGGCTTCTTCTACACGGGCTTTAAGCTCGGCTTTCTTTTGACGGCCTTCCATAAACTTTGTCGCAACGGCTGCAACTGGACCAAACAAACTCTGTAACATCAGTAACTCCAGATCGTAGGACGCAGCGCTCCGTCAAGCATCTCACTCGTGGCGGTATCCAGATGTATAAAACGACTGGCTGGATCGCCTTTCTGGGCAATTCCTATGCCCGTAAATACGTTAAGTTCTATAGCGCACGTAAGAAGCTCGTGAGCGGCTCCGTAAGCTACTTTAAAGTCTGCGGCTACTCCGTATGCATGAGAGCCGGGACGCGTCTTGTTGGCTTCGATAGGGTGTTCTATCGGGTCTCTGTATCCACTGGTTACTACCAGTGGTTTACCGTAAACCTCGCGCAGGATTTGAATCTGCTCCATAAAATCTGGGTTCATATCACAATAACCTGTAGCAGAGCATTCAAACTCTCCGCGGCTAAAGTTTGGGTATCTTGACCAATCCATTACCACTTCACCTTGTCTGCCCAATAAGCCGCTGACATTTTCCCTTTAGAAATGTTGCGGCCATGACGGGCCTTAAAACTCTTACGCTTTGCTTTCATACGTGCCGACTCACCAGCCTTTGGTTTGCCTGCGGTTTTTGCTCCTTGTTCACCAAAACGAATGGTCTTTACTTTGTCGCCTTCTTTGGCAACCACCACGTGGCTCTTCTTGGGGTGATTTGGTGTGCGCTTCGGTTTGTTAAAGCCACTCACTCCAGCTCTAGCTAATCTCGGATCTTTCTTTGTTGCCATAATTAGCCCCACTAATACTACTGTATATTGTTTAGCACGGGAAATAATCGATATCTATCCCCATCAAAAAACGAATCGTCGAAAGCGTCATAAACCGGCACGTTAGAAGTAATAGGGGCCATGATTCCCTCGTACTTGAAAGACTCTGCTGTTTGTAGAGCGATAGACCAACGTCCCAACAACCCGCCTCTATCAACGAGCTCTGCCATAAGGCCTAAACCATCCATGTATTCGTAACGCGCTAACCCACCTTTTTCAGGAAGGATAAAGTCAGGAACAATAAATCGCCCGGCCTCTTTGGATTTCTCACGGAAGACCCAACCCATCATCGCAAGCGGAAGAGCCATTGCTAAAGACATGGCTACTAACTGAGCCCCAGCGTTAAAGTTACCGTCCTCACTGTAGCGGTTCATGATTTCTCGACCCATACCACCTAGAACAACGTTCCCGTAAGAATAAGGGTAGGATTTCAAGCGCCATACAAACTGTAAGTAAGGACTAGAAGCCCACAAAGGGCGCTCCGCCGCGTTCGGCCTAATAATTGCTTCTTCAGAGAACCGGACAATAGCGTCTCTAACTTTTTGACCGACAGCACTTTCAAAACCTTCTCCAGCCTCGATCCACTCTAATACCTCTTCTCTGGTTAGGCCGAGTTCAGTTAGGTATCGTGCATCTCGTTGGTTAGGAGAGTGGCGTGCAGTGTTTTTAATAAACTCACGACCTACGCCGGTGGCAATGATACGGGTGTAGCGCGTCCATCTTTGAAGTTGAGTCACCTCAAAAAACTTCTCTAGGTACTGGCGAGACCAAGTTTCGCCAAAATCAAGTTCACCGACTGACACGAACACCGTATCTAAACCTTCAAAAGATACTGTTCCTACTGCCCTAGCAAGCTCCATTGCTTCTGTGCTTTCAAGAACGCGGCCTCCATCGGGGACAGAATCGTACGCTTTTTGTAAGGCTTCTTTAACGTCTTCGCGTGCCACAACTGTGCGGCTAATCTCGTTACCACTTCCATCAGTAACAATAATAAGACGTGTATTAAAGTCGTTGTATATTTCATTAAACATCAAGTTTAGGTTGCCAAACTCCTTTGATCGTATAGCGATAGCCGCCAAATCAGGGAGTGACGAAAAGACTGCGAACAAAAGCGTTGTAAAGATTGAGTGAACTGACTCAACGCTGTTAAACCGGCGCACCCAAGGATGAAGCTGAGCGTCGACGCGGCCGAGCATTGCGTCTACAGAAGCTCGAGCCCAGTCTCTATCTTTTTCGTTCGCCATTAGATTAATACGGCGGTCCACCTCTTTAGAACCACCGCGTTTCTCGAACTCAACTTTACGGGTTACGTGGTGGATATACTGAATAATCGCAGATTGCGGCGGGTGTAGGAGTCCGGCATGGCGCAACGCTGCGGTCGGCACTTTATCTAGTTTACGGCCTAACGCCGAAGACATGCCGGGCGAAGCAGTGCCGTCCGGCTCTTCTTTACGAACATCCGGGTGCTCAAAAAGAACTTTAACTATCAGATCGTCCGCCAACTTTGTCGCCTCTGGCACGGACATCCGCCAGTTCTTTGAATCGTATGTAATACCGTCGACCTCAAACGTGTAATCCTGCGTAAGGACGTCTACCAAGTTACGCGCGTTAGGTCCGTCCCCGGTCATCAAAGTATTCTCATTCAAGGAACGAGGAAAGAAGTTGCGGCGTTTGCGAATGTCTCTTTTACCGCCGCCGCGGATCGGAATTTGTATGTAAACCTTGCCGTTCTTTGGGTCTTGAATGTAATTATCAAAAACATCGTTTGATAAAAACTTACGGATGTTGCGGGCTCTTAGTGACTTCAAATCAGACGTAGCAATATCTTCGTTCTCTGCTTGGAGCAGTATCTTTTCAACAGACGATGTGTCCCAGTTGCGATCGATTTGAAGGTCTAGGCCAAGAATGTCACCAACCCGATTCACAAATCGTTTATTTTGAGATTCGTAGGCCATGTGATAGCCCATTTGATCGTAAGACTGAGACTTACCATAGAAGAACTTGGAAAGACTCTTACCGCCCTCCATATTAGAAAGCGTTGTTTCAACGGCATTAATGACCCTGTTAAACACTTCACCAAATCGTGTGCGGTAGAACGCTTCGCTTGCTTTCTCTAGTTGATCTAATGCGGCTTTCGGTATTTTGTTGTTAAGACCTTCAATAAAATTATCAATTTGTATCTGGCCATCTAGTGACACATGTTCGCCGCCGCTCATAATTTTTTGATCATCGACATGAGTACGATGCGCTTCAGCAACGTTGTCCATGTACTTACGGAAGAAAGCATTCGGGGTCAGGCGCAGACCGAGCACCTCATTCACTTTCTTGGCAAACTCACGCAGCAAACGAGCCACTTTCTTAAAGTGGTTCTCGGCTACTTTTTCCTCGCGTCCTTTTCTCTGGCGTTCTTTCTTTTCTGCTTGGGTTTCGTCTTTCCGAGCTGATGCTTTTGAGTAGACGTAAGAAGCGACTTGGTCTGCGTACCACTCTTCAAACCCGTCTTTCGTAAAGAAATCTTCGTCGCTGCCGGGGACTTTGTACTGTCCTACGTCTCCGCCTTCATCAATGATTTTTTGTACGTCTTTTTTGTACTCAGCCCATAGCGCGTTCTTGAGCGAGCGGTTGTTGACGATTTTATTAAACTCTTCTTTAAAAAGAACGTGACCTAATTCATGCGCCAGCACCGCGGCGCGTTTTGCGTCATCGGTCTTACCGTAACTGGCTTTCGGCTGGTCTTTAACGACGATAACTGAAACGTTATCAATCGTTATTGTCCTAGCCTGTACATTTGAGTCGCGCCCTTTCATATCCTCAACTGCTTGAAGCAGCGCATCGCGGAAAGGCTCTGCCTCTCTACGGCCAATAAACTGACCTTCTTGTATTTGCTTGACCGTAATAATTCGAATCTTTTGCTTAAACTTAAACAGTTCATGCGCTTTGTTTAGAACAGCACGTGTCAGCGGGCCTAAATTGCCCATAACAGGTGGAACTGCAGGCGTTTCGGTGTCTAATCGAGCCTGCTTTTGGGCTAGATCCATCTCTTTACGGGCACGCCGTGAGGCTCTACGACCGCGGCTTGGAGTTGCGTTTGCGCCTGGTTTTTGACCGTACTTAATAAGGAAGGGTGTTAAGGGAACTTCGCTTGAGCTTTCGATTCCTCCGACATTTGCAATGCCTGCTTGTACTGCGGCTTCGCGCGCCATCTGTTCAGAGTTACCCTCCATTGATTCAGCAACACTGGGAATCTGTGTGATGCTGTCTTGTCGTAATTCTTCATACGTAATTCTTGGTCTAGGTTTCTCAGGATTAGCCGCTGCCCAATCACGGGCAAACTGAGCAGCTGTATCCCTTACATTTAAATCGGTAATTGCTGGGTGTACGAGAAAAGCTCGCAACAGCACATCGTCGCTACGTATAACAATGAAAGGTTGAATGCGCGATTGCAGGTAAGATTCCCCAGAAAAAGTGGGTGTGCGAGTACCTTCTTTGCTTTTCATTCCATAAGTAATTTTTGTGCCCTTGACTCGCTCGCGCCGAGCTTTGGACAACGCTGTTTTGAACGCGGGGGACTTTCTATTCGCGTTATCAATCACTTGCCGCGACAGCATTTTATTAGTTGTTTTATCGCGAACCACAATAATCATTGTAGTTCCAACAGTCTCCGGCTTACCGGGGTCTAAAATTGCTGGGTCTGTGCTTTCAACTACTTCTTTCAGTTGGCCACGTTCTTTTATCTTCGTACGGCGGACCGAGCTTTCAGGGCCTAAAGTACGCTCGCGGGCGATAATTTTATCTCGAGCCCTATCAAAGCGAGACTCTGCTGCTTCGACAGCAAATTGATTCGGTGGGTCCTCAGCCATAGCCGCAACTATCGCCAACTCACGATCTCTTTCAGCTTTGTTTTGCATGATTGCTTCGGGAGAATCGTCAACCAGGCTCGGTAGCTTTGTATTTATCAAGCGAGCAAACGTAATCTTGTCTTTTCGGTGGGCAACGGCTCCTGGTCCTGCCCGTTTGATATCGGCTGGTCCTAATGTCATAGGCTGACCGCTAACCAAAAAATCGTAGCCAATAAGATTTAACTCAGATATACCGCGAAGGAGACCTGCTTTGGCCGCGCTAAACTTTGAGAGTGCGGCGCCTTGCGCATTCTCCGAAAAACGGACGTTGATCAACTTGCCCGCGTCAATGACTCCATCCAACGTTATTGGACTTACAACGCCGTCTGCCCGATTTACGATTTCAAATTTAGTAGAACCTTTAAACTCTTCGCCATCTTTGAGGATTCGATTGAGGGTGTCCTCAAGAAAAGCGGGCAGTGTCTTACCGTTTATAGTGCGTAGATCACGGTCAGTCATCTCGCGCTGAATAAACAGCACCTCTTGTCCAGCCGCGATTGTGCCTTCGTCGCCTCTACGTACATCTACAATTAATCGAGAAGGCTCATATCCTTCTTCTTCGTAAACGTTTTTCACGTTTGCTGCCGCAGCTGCTCTTTTGTTTTCAGCACGAGCCTCTTTGAGAAGAAAATTAACCGCGGAATCAGACAGCCTGTCTTTGTTTGCTTCGTAGTTTTGACGAACTTCATCGTCATCGACGATGCGCATGAGCTCCTCAAAGCGATCTTCAAAATCGGCTTCGCGGTTTGAGTCGGCGGTGGCGGGAGCGTATGTTGCTACAGTCTGTGTGAGCTGGTCAGCCTCAATCTCGTTTCCATACGAGATGTCGAACATGTCGAAGTTACCGCGAATATCAGAAGAATCCGCTAATACTTCGCCTTCTGCGCTGATTGACTCTGCGTCATCGCCAACGGTTTCGTCCGACAAGCGCATATCTTTTATTGATGGGTCACCGCTTCTGCGCTTACGCTCTGTACGAATGGCATTGATGTCCATAATCGCATTGAGTTCGGCTCCTTGACCAGAACCGCGCGCTTTTTCGAGGACACCAGCCACTGCTGATTCCGCTCCGTCAAGATCGTCTATGTCTTGTACTTTTTGCCCTTGAACGTTTGCGCCTGCTGTTTCCAATTCATATTGCGGGTCTCTGACATTAACGCTTTGCGCAGTTGGCCCCATATTCAAGACAACTTGCTGCCCCGACTGGTCTATAACTAAAACGCCGCCGTTTTCCGAACGCTCCACAACAGTGGCTTCGAATGGGTTTCCTGCTGCGTCGTATACAGTAACAGTGTCTGCTATTGACTGTGACTCTGGTATCCACATCGCTGGTTTGTTACCAACTACAACAGCGTTAGCTTGACCACGAATATCGTTGTCGCTCTCCTGAGTTGGGCCCGTCAAGAGCCGAGTCGGGCCCGTCAAGCGTAAAATACCTGTGTCTTCCTGAGCGGCCTGCATATTTGCAGCCATGCCCATGCCTTTATCAACCATAGCCCTGGCTTCTTGAAAGGTCTGAGCTGTAAGCGCTCCGCCGCCAGCAAAAGTACCGCCGCCAACAGCGCCTGCAAACGTGCCCTCGGCAATGTTCATCAGATATTCTTCATTGGTAAATGAAGGATCGATGGCTTTGCGAACGCCGCTGATCATACTTTCTTGAATACCTTCGGCCGAGCCCTCCGCAGCAGCACCTAAACCAAAGGCAGTGCCTACTCGTTTTGCGTATCGTGTGTAGACAGAGCTAGATTGACCGGCACCTTTTTTCATAAACATTTTAACGATGTTTTCGGCTATAAACTTTTCGCTTAAAACCCCTACAGCGGCAGCAGGTACGCCAACACCAGCTGAAATAAGCGCTTCAGTACGCCCAAACTCTTTACCGGCTTTCTCAAACTGACCTGCGACAGCACCGGACATCATCGGAAATTCGCTGCCGAAAGCACCCACAATCGCGCCCCGACGTAAGCCCCTATACCCAGCCTGTAAGACAGCCTCTTCAGCTTCGTCAAGAACTTCGCCTTTAAGCTTGCGCTGTATTATTTCTCTGACACTACGTTTTAAAAGCTCCCCGCCACCTGCTTTAACACCAGCGGCACCTAGCCCAACAGCGCCAGCGGCACCTGCCATACCGGCATACCCGCCTACTAAACCACCGGCAAGCGCGGCGGCGAGACTCGACACAGCACTAGGCGCCATAACTCCTACATAAGCAGCGCTCATCTCTAAGAATTTGCCGAAATCAGGCTCCTCGAGAAACTGTTCAAAGCCTGCCATGTTTGACCATGGAATAGCGGATCGTGCTTCGGCGTGCCTGGCGCGCTCCATCCGCATTTCAACCCCTTCTTCGTCCCCAAGAACAGCATTTCCAATGGCCAGAAAGTAATTGCCCATTGCAATAGTGCTCTCCGTACCAGAGTAAAAACCGCGGCTAGCGGCTTCTTTTAGGTTACGCGGAGCAGCGGGATTGATCTGGCTTGGTGTAAAGCTACCAAAAGCGTCTTGATAGGTTGTAACTGGCTTTCCAGCACCCCTCATAGCACCAATATATGGATTAGAAGGCTGCCCCGTCTGAAATCTTTGGCGCCTTTCAATAAGCCCTTGTTCCGTACTAACCACGTCAACGTTGCCGTTCTCTGGTTTAATACGTTCTGCAGCAATTTTTGCAGCTGCAGTACCCTCATTGTTTGTAGCTTCTTCGCTGATGACACGTTTTTTATCGTCAAAAACACGCACCACACGATCAGAGTCTGCTGGTTTCTTATCGCTATACCCTAGAGCAATTGAAAGAGATGTATCGTCAGCTTGTGATTTAACAACTTCGTTAACAATGCGTTTGTCTTTCGAGATGATTGTGCCTTCACCGGGTATCTTGGCGGCGAAAACGGGAGTGTCATCGATCTCTACCTCTACGGTTTCCATCGCTGGAATGTCTGCTTTTTTAATTTCCTCTGAAAAACTGAGCTCGCCCATTGGTTTTAACGACAGCTTAGGTTTAGCTACGCTAATATTTTCAGGCTCAATCTCAGGACGTTCCACCTCTGCAGCTTTTGGTTCCGGGATTTCTGGCTCTGGTTCTGGTTTGTCTTGCAGCTCTGCCTCGGCGGCGGAAGTTGGCCTGCCAACAAGCTTTGTGCCTTCTGGCTCAGGAATAGGGGGCAGCTCGCGCTGTTCTACCTCAGCGGGCGCGGCAACAGGCGTCGCATCTTCTATAGGTTCTGATTTGTCTTCTAGTTTAGGCTCTTCAGACGGCGTTGGTTTGCCAACGAGTACTGTACCTTCTGGTTCTGGTTCTGGTTCTGGCTCTGACCTAAAATCAGGCCGGGGCATTGGGACAGGTGTTTCAACTTGAAGGGGGGCAGCCGGTACTCGAATAGTAACAACTGGAGAATCTTCTGGGGACGAACCATCAGGATTCTCTTGTAAAACTTTCCCGCCTATCCATCTAGCTAAAGGATAAGCCTTACCCATGAGGCCTTCACCTTCTTTAGAGTCTGATATAGCTTGACCAAGAGAAGAGGTGTCAGAGAAATCGTATCTGTCATTTATTACCCATGTGTCGCCGTCGCGTTCGAGGCTGAACTCACCTAGTGTGGTTTTGATCTCATCTGCAGGGCTATCAATTTTGTAGCCGCTCTTAAAAATAGAGCCTTCGCCAAACAAGGTGTTGACCATATTATAGTCAACGCCTTTCCCTTCGAACTTTTTTCTATAGCGCGCCTCTCGTGTTGAGAGTTCTTTTTCTAAATCATCGGGTGGTACATCAGGAAAATTTTTAGCTCTGTCTGCGAGGTTTTTTTCTAGAAAAGCCTCTCTATTTTTTGCGCCATCCGCGCCATAGTAGTGGTCGGCAACTATAGACAAAGCATCCAAATAGTCTTGCGAATAATCATCTTCAGTAAACTGTGTTGTCTCAAGACCAGGTACAAGCTGTCGCCCAACACCCTTCAAAAACATACGTGCTTCGTTGCCCAGCAGGGGCTTATTTTGCGTATCTTGCGCCATATTAGAACGTAGCACCCGAATTCAAGAGTTCGGCTCTCAATGCTTGTTCGAGTTCTGGGCCAAATATGGCGGCGACAAGGGCTGCTGGTACAGGGTTTTTAGCAATATCTGAATTACCCTTTACCGAGGCAATCCCGTACTCGTTGCCATTTTCTGAAATTCGCATTCTGCCGCCCATAGGGCCAATAGATAGCTGCCCCGGCTCACGGTTGTTCCACCAGTTTTTTACACCTTGGATAGAAGTTGGGCTTGGAAGAGCGCTTATAAAACTAGGTAAAGGAGAAAGGCTTTTGTCTGTCACTTGGTTACCAAGCGCGGAAAGTGTTCTCGCCACCCCGTCTTGAAGGTTGGTGAGTGCTTTTCTCTGAAGAGCTGGGTTACCGCTTTCTCTCGCTATTTCTAAATCAGTTAGAAGCGTCTGCATGGCCGTAATAACTTTAGGGTCTGCTGTTACGGGCGTCAGTGATTTTTTCGCTTCGATATTATCATCATCGAAAAATATGCCCTCTTTATCGTCTTGGGCCACATTAAACTTTAGATTTTCTCGGATACTCGAAGCGTTTTCCAAGATGGCAGTAGTGACGGCCTGCGAGTTTTTACCAAAATCTCGAAGTCCCTCCACGACGGTTTTCTTAAGTTCACGTTGATTAGTCAGACGGTCTCCTGCGTTTGCAATATCTTGATCTCCAAGTATCCCGCGTTGAATCAAATCTCCATACCTTGCTGCAGCTTTATTCCTTGCTTCGCCCTCGGGCATCGAAGCAACACTAGCGGCAAATACCTGTATTTGTTTGGCAATCGGTAACCTAGAGACTTGACGAGGGTCTTGGATGCCCTCGTCCCGCACCATCTCGTAAGTTTTTGCCAACGAGGTTTCGTCATAGTTGTCAGCAATACCTAATAGCACGCCTTGCGGATCTCGCTTCAGATAGTCCAGTTCAAACGCCACAGTAAACTCTAGTTTATCTTCGTCGCGCTCTAAACGTGACAACTCGGTAAGAACTCCGCGCTGTACTTCTGGGAACTGTTCTAGGGACTCTAGGAGATTCGCCTGGCTCCTAGCAATTTCTGGTCTGAACAGAGTGTTTTGTCGGGATAAAACATCTACATCTATTGTGTCTTGGCGGGATAAAACGTTAGAAGTGTAAAGACCTTCTAAGTTGGCGTAAGCATCTTCTACCGACAGCTGGACGACTTTAGAATTTGGATCACTAGAACCGTCTTCAGTAATAGCGCCTGGAGTTTTGGCGCCCGTTTCAGTATCTAACGTAAGGGTGGGCGCGCTTACAGTTTTTGTTTTAGGGTCGTAAGAAAGACCAATTTCCGTGTTTTTTAATTGCTCGGGGCTTAAGTTGTTAAACAAAGAGCCAACAGCAAGGTTTTCCTGCGGGCTTCCTTCGCCCCCCAAGACACGCATAACTGCCGGTTTGTTCAATTCACCGACATCGTCTATCAAGTTTGTGACGCGCATATTATTATAAGATTGATTCGCCACGTCCGTTTTAACGTCTGTTTCAGCCTTAGCAGTTAGAGCATCTCTATAGTCGGCTTGGCTCCGCATGGTGCTAAAACGTATTGCCGTATTCAGCGCATCATTAACTCCAGTAAGTACAGACATGTTTTTCTCCTAGACCCCAAACGCCATTGCTAAAATTGCGGTGGACGCGAGACTTCCGACAGCTTGATAGTTAGCCGCTTTATTAGAAGCTTTAGCTTGTGTGTAAGCGTTTTTTAACTGTGTTGCGTTGGCAGCGGATGTACCAAGACCTTCCATAGAGGAACGGCGTAGGCCTTGGCCTATGTTAATTAAGTCCCCCAGCAACGCTCGGTTCTGGTCCCCCTGGGTTAAACGTGCATTGTTTACAGAATTTATGGAGCTTAATGTTGCGCCGCGTTGAGTCGATAAATTTCGCTGCTGCTGTTGCGCTGCTGTTAACTCAGTCCCATATCGCTGCCGGTTACGTTCTGCTATTCCAGCGGCGGTATCCTGAGCTAAACGTGAGTCTTCACGTGCCTGATCAATAAGGCTTGTGTCGGTTTGGGCTTGATCTACTAGATCTTGTTCGAACTGATCAAAATTTTGTCGGCCTTGTAAATAGTCCTGTCTCGTCATCTGCGCCATAACTTTGTCAGGGTCAGATACTGTAGGTAGTGAACTAGCATAGCCTGCTGCAATTTGTCTTGCGGAGATGGAGCTCATCAGGTTCGATATCATAATTTATCTCCTACGTTGGTAACATGTCGGCTTTATCCAAACCGTATAGAGTAGCGGCGGTGCCTATTTGACCAAGAGCGCTTGTTTTAGCTGTTTGAACTAACGTGTCAGCCTTAGCTCTTTGTAAAGCTTCAGATGTATCCAGCCTAGCGACCAAACCCATACCTCTAGTGGTATCTGATTCTTGCTTATTTGCTACTGCCAACACACCAGACTGACGTTTGTTCGTAATTTCGTTTGCCTTAGCGGTTGCGCTGCCTAATTGCCCTTCGTAAGCCGCCGTAACTGTTCCAGTTCTATCTACGTCATTAACCAAACCCAGATCTGGTGTTGAGACTGCTTGTGCAACATCGGCACTAGCGCGGCTACGAGCTACTTTTGTAACATCGTCTGCAGCGGATTCATCTCTCATTTGCAAAAGCAGGTCACCGTATAAACTGTCGAACCTGTTCTTGCGGGCTACTGCTACCGACGCGTTGACTTGGTCCGACTCGCTCGGTTTGTAGTCTTGTTGTTTGGGTCCCTTACTCATACCAACCTCGTAAAAATTCTAGTATCTAACGACCAACCTTGTTGTAAAAAGTACGACTCCAATTCATCTACAGGGGTCCAGGTCTCCAGAAACTTACACTCTAACTGTTGTGCCACATTTTCGAAAAACGGCAAATACTTAATTACACAGTTGCCGCCGAGATCACGTGCCCAGGCAATCCAAAAATGTAGCGTGCGTTCCTTCGTATATGGGTCTGTTATAACGGTTGTTATAACGAACCCGTCTTTTGCAACATGCAGAACGGCGTTCCCATAACGACACTCTGCATATACGTCCTCTGGCCGCCATGTCAGAGATGGAATACGTTCTTTGAGATCCTGTAATCCTTCCAGGACCCAGTCCCATTCGTCACGAATATCCGCAATAACCGGATCAGATAAAGGATTTTCTACCTGCGTACTTACGAGTTTTACGTCCGCCATGTAGTCCTCCATATCTAACCTTTGCAACGACTGGGTTATCCGCCTGACGGCCGCGTCTTTCGGCATAAATCAGTCCTTCGTTAAACAGCCCGTTGTAGATTTGGGCTGCTGCAAAATCTGTCCAGTCCTGAGAGGGCATACGTGTCAGCCTAAACAGGGCACCATTAACGATCGTGTCTCTGTAGTCGGTCATAACACCGTCGTCGCAGGCGTTTGAAGTTTGTGTCGGTTTCAAAGCAACTCGTATTTCCACACCTTGTGAAATGGTTTCGCTCGGAACGGGTACAAGATTTACGGTCGTAAGGTTCTGCTTTATAAAATACTCGGGAGTGCCGGTATCTTTACGCCAGTTCTCTTTACGTTGCTCCAACAATCCGCTGGATACAGGCTCAAGGGGTTTACCTTCATGTGTCATCCAAACTATTCGATGCACGATCGTTCCGGTGGGTGGCTCCAAGTCGTACTCATAGATACCTGAAACCACAGTAATAGGGTCAAGCTGCACCTGATAAGCTTCTGACTTCTCGCATAGCTCTATGACTGCGGATCGAATTGAGCGTTCAGCGATTACTTCGGGGCATGCGGGAACCATCGATAGGATGTCAGGCAAAATAGTGTCGTATCTGATAGCCATTAGCCGTCTCCTCTACGTTCGATATTAGGGGTAGTGATCGTGTCGATCTGCGCCTTACCCGTAATCGCGGCGGTAAACAGGTTGTAGTGAGACGAGGCTCTCTGCGCGTTACCAGCGGCCTCGGACTCTTTCATGAACGCCATATATAAGATGTAGTTTTGGACGGCGTTGGCATACATGTCATCAACGCTAAGGTTGTTGCCTGCTGAGACAGTCGCTGGGTTCTTGGAGTAGACAATTTCTATGTAGGTGCTACCAGAAACGCCGGGGAATACGTAGTAGTTCTTAGGGTCTTGCTCGTCGTAAATATAGTTTTTAACTACGTTTGTGTGAGCAGCGTCTCCTGTAACAGCTGGGTCATGCCATGTAGGTGTCTGGGTGTCTAGAACATCTCTTGCTACAAGACGTATTGCCCGCCCGCCATTACCAAGAGAGGCAGCCGACATGTTACGCATCACTCGAAGTAGGCGATTTCCGTCTGAAGGTATTGACTGCTTAGTGCCGGTAGCCAGCGTTACGGTAGTATTTTCGGATGTAGCATCTGGCTTGAGTAGGGCTATTTCACGTTGAGCGTCATTCAGCCATTGGATGAGCTCATTTGTTTCATTCCAGCGGATACCGGCAGTGTCCTGCAGAGTCTCTTGAACTTTGTTTATAACGTCATTAACCGCTACAGCCATTGCTACCTCTATCTACGTAACGCTTCTTCCCAAGCTGCGTCGCGTTGCTCTGATGACAATGTTTTACCCGCTAACTTATTCACTACAGCAGCTTTGGGCGTATTGTCGTTTTTAAAATTACTTGGGTTACCCTCGTCCATAAGAACAACTAACTGGTCCACTAGCTCGTCAAACGAAACGTCATCAGATTCTTCGCTTTCTTCTTCGATACTCGGTTCGACGGTAGTGCCATCAACTTGTTTTGCCCCCATCGACATCGCCAAGATTGCAGCTTCTTCTGCCAGCTCTTGGGGTTCGCCAGGGAACAGTACAAATACACCACCCCAGGTGGTGGTAACTCTTATTTCTTTATCGGATAGGACCTTCATTTGATTTCCTTTCTATGAAGAAGATGCCCCCCTCCGAAGAGGGGGGACTTATACCTATTGAGCGGTATCGAGACAGATAACGCCGAAGTCCTGGACGGAGCCAGAAATATCAGAGTTGTACTTCGGCTTACGAAGACCAAAGATTTTGCCGACAGAAATACCGGCTTGGTTTTCGTAATCGAAGGTGTCTTCGACGATCTCAGGCAGACCGATATCGGCCATTGCAAGAGCCTGTGCGCCGCAGAACAGAGCACGTGCGCCGTTTACATCAGCGTTTGCACCCCATTTGTAACCAGCAGCACCAGCGTTACTGGAAGTACCAGCTGTTGCACCGGATGTGTTGAACACGTGGCGGAACTCATGAACCATCACGCCGTCAACCATCAGGCTGGACGATCCAGCAAACAGACCGTTGCCTGGGCCGCGAACACCGGCGTTTCTGACGTTAGCCAGGAAGTCGGAGTCGAGTTTCAGGTCAGCCATTTGCTGTGGAGTTACGAAGAGATGGAACATCTCGTCGTTACCTGCGCCGCGGATACCACGAATGTAGTTGTCTTTGGCAAAGGCTTTGAGCTCAACAATACAACGATATGTGATCGTATCGGTGGCAGCGACCTGAGTCGTTGCAACACTTGAAGTCACAAGGTTATTCGTTGCATCCCAACGCACGTGACGTGCGCTTGTAGGAGCAGATACGTCAGAAGCAAACACCAAATCAACCAGCTCGTGGCCAGCTGAAGAAGAGGTTGTACGGAGCGCACCGTTGTTTTTGTTTGTGTAAGCAACACCAGCAAGCGTGAGGAACGCAAGTTGGTCCATACGGTCAGCCATGGCATATGCCAAAGCGTCACGTGATTGCTCACGGAAGTTCACAACCGTTTTCTGGTCGGCCATACGTCCGGCTACGCGGTTAGCGAAGCGGAGTTGGTCCAGCTCGATTGTGATGTCGAAGGCACGCAGTGCTTCTTCATTACCTTCCAGAGTGTTGTCGCCGGTAATACCGTCGCCAGTCATATCTGCAAGCAATGTGATATTTGCTTTTGTGCCTTTGTTTGATTTGGTCAGCTCTGTTACGCGCTGCACCATTGCATTTTGTCCTGCGCCAGCGAACTGGTTGATGAAGGACATATTGCGGGCCACACGCCAGAAGTCGCGTGACCATACCTGTAACTGGTCGCCCGTAAGCGTGCCGTAGTTTGTAGTAGCCATTTTAAGCTCCATAAAAGATATGTTTCACTAAATGATTGAGGTCATCCCAATCATCGACCGTCTTATTGATGGGCAGACATGCCCGTGTACCTCGTATCGTGAGGAACGTGTGACGTGCGTTTAGCGAGTTACGAGCTCGGCGTGTTTAACGCCCCGACGGGCGAATACGATGTTTATCGTGATCGATCACGACCTGATATCGCACAGGTAAGCGAAAGTAGTATTATATTAGTTAAACTAATATATCACCGCAAGCAATAACAATCAGACGATGTCTCCTCTCAGCCTGCGAAGGGTAGCTTCAGGAAGAGCATCAAACTCATCCTCAGACAAACCACCGAAATCAACAACGTTCTCACCGCGAGAAGACGAACCTTCACCCTCTAGCTCTGGTGGTTGGGCTTCTGCCGCTTTAAGTTTCTTGGCGACTGAGGCTTTTTTCTTGGCTGTCTGTTCTGAACTTGCTGCAGCTAGGGCCGGTTGTTCAGCTTCTCCTGCAGTATCGAGGTCGCGGTCCTTAACGACGTACTTAACTGCTCTGCTAAGAGCGTCGACGGCGTCATAACCTTTAATGATAAACGCATCACGAAGTTCGACGACTTCGTTTGTGTATTCTTCATTAAATTGATCAGAGTTCTGGTCAAATACTGGGTAAGCTGCCTCCATATCGGTTGCGGCTTGTTGAAGAGCGGTAGCTTGAGCTGATTGCTGGACTGTTTGGCCCATCTTCTGCTCCAACTCCCACGCTAAGTTGTTTTTTTCGGCTTCTCTTATTTCTGAGCGAATTTTTTTAGCTTTATCAGTCTCACCGTCGAGCACGGCTTCCATGTATAGAGACTCTGCCTGGTCGAAATCATATTCTGCCGGTGCTTCTACCGGTTTTTCGGCTGCTGCCCTCATTTCTTCTACCTGCTTTTGTAGCGCTTTCTGCTTTGCTAGTACTTCATCAAGGCGGGACTTAGGAACCATAGGACTTTTTGTTTCTGGTTCTGTTGTTTCAGCTGCGAGCGGCAGTTCTTCCTCGGGCTCTTCGTCAGTTACCGGCTCTTCTTCAGTATCGCCCTCATCAGGCTCGGTATCGTCATCTTCATCTCCCGATTCGGCTACAGTCTCCTCGGTTTTCTCCGTTTCTTCGGTTTCTTCCTCTTTAGCCGCAGTTTCTTCGGTTTCTTCAGCCTTTTCTGGCTCCGGTTCGGGGTCATCAAAGCTCAAACTTATGTTTTCTGGGGCCTCGAGAGGTTCTGCGCCCGGCATAACTTCAAACGAAAGCGGCTTTTCCTCAGTCGCTTCCTGGTTTTCCATGTTTTCACTCATTACGCACTCCTAGTTTTGCGTGTTTTGGCCAGTTTTAGATGCTGTATGCATAGCAGTGGTGGCCAATTTTGCCGCTGCTGATGTTTGTGCCTGCGATTGTCGGGTGGTGTTTGTTAAATCAGCGAGTTCACGCCGCAATTGCAGGTTCTCTTGCGCCATTTGCAGCTCTTGCTGTAGTTCTGCGACTTTCAATTGCGGCTGGATATCAGTCATATCTTGTGTTTTTGCAATATTTACGGCCGCGTCGGACTGAAGTTTCCTAACTTCTGCCTCGAGTTTGGCAACTTGAAGCTGTGCTTCCTGCATTGCGAGCTGTTGCTGCATCTGCATGATCTGCATCTGCTCTTCAGATGGGTCTTGCCGCAATCTCGCAGCTAGTTCTGCTTTTTTGGCAAGATGTGAGTACTGCACAATTGCATCATCCGGCACTGCTACACCTGCTTGGCGTAGCGCTAGCGCTTCTGCGAACTGCACTTCATCAAATGAGTCCCTGGCGGGCATGGTTCCGATAACTACATCGTACTCACCAATAGTTAAATCATTAACGATGTCACCGCTGGGGGTCATTTGGTTAATGATCATCTCTTCACGAGACTCCATTGGGTCTTCTTCATTAGTAATCCTAATAATTCTCTGTTCGGTGTAAAACGTTTGCACAAGATTTAGGATTTTCTCAGCGAGGTACTGACGGGTTTTTCGCAGATTGTCGAGCGGAACTTGAATCATGATCACGCCACGATTCTGTTTAGCCTGAATTGCTATACCTGAGACCTCAGCTCCGTCTGTACCGAGCATCGAATCATTAATACCGCTAATCGATTTAATATTTGCAGCAGCTTTCTGACTGATACGGTCGAGACCGGTCGGGATCTGGTTGGGTTGGATCTTGGAGGGAGGTGAAGATCCACGATTATACTCCAGTACCAGACCGGTCTCTGCCCCGTGTTCT